TATCGACCTGCTACTGGTAAGAAAAAATCTTTGATAGGAGATTAATATGCCTAAAGGTAAAGGAACTTATGGAACCAAGGTTGGTCGCCCTCCCAAGCAGAAGCCAAGTGGAAAGAAGAAGTAATGGCTGTTAATGCGGCGGGTAATTATACTAAACCTAAGATGCGGAAGTCTTTGTTTCAGCGCATAAAGGCGGCTAATGTTCAGGGCACTGCTGCTGGCAAGTGGTCAGCAAGGAAAGCGCAACTATTAGCAAAGCGGTATAAAGCTGCTGGTGGTGGTTACAAGTGAAGGCCCCGCAGAAGTCATTAATGAATTGGGGCAAGCAGAAGTGGCGCACCAAGTCTGGCAAAAAGTCTAGTGAGACTGGTGAGCGCTACTTACCTACTAAGGCTATCGCTGCTCTTAGTGATGCTGAATATGCAGCTACAACCAGAGCTAAACGAAAGGGCAAGGCTAAGGGCAAGCAGTTTGTGGCTCAACCGAAAGCAATTGCTCGGAAGGTAAGGCAGTACAGAACATGAATGAAGTAACTCAAGTATGGCGTTTTAAGCAAATGGCAAGCGCCGTTTTAAAGTCTGATAGCTATGAAGAGCAATCAAAAATGATTAAGGCTATGTATGAAGAAACTAAGCCCTGTATTGGGCAGCCGCTTCAAGAGCTTTTGAATAAGGATCTAGGGTGAGCTTTACGAACACTTTAAAGCAAGAAGAGCTTAGCATGTTGCGCAACATAGTGCGCAAGGTTCATTTTAAGTATGTCATTGATAAGATGGGTGAGTCCTTTATTGATGATTACAAGTGCGACCAGTTAATAGACAGCATTGCGCCTGAGACAGTGCAAGATATGATCCGCTTTGGAGTCGACAAAGGTTTAAGATGATTGATTTTAAGTACAAGCCTGATGGCGATGTACTCAAAGCCTTTATGAAAGATGACACTTTCTTTCGTGGCGTTAGAGGGCCAGTAGGTTCTGGCAAATCTGTTGGCTGTTGCGTTGAAGTGTTTCGCCGCGCCCTTGGTCAAGATAAAGACAAGAACGGAATACGCAAAAGCAGATGGGCTATTATTCGTAATACCAACCCACAGCTTAGAACAACCACTATTAAAACTTGGCTTGATTGGTTCCCAGAAAATGATTGGGGCAAGTTTACTTGGTCTGTGCCCTACACCCATCACATTAAAAAGGGTGACATGGATCTTGAAGTTATCTTCCTTGCTTTAGATAGACCCGAAGACGTTAAGAAGCTGCTCTCCCTAGAATTAACGGGCATTTGGATCAATGAGGCAAGGGAGATACCTAAGTCAATTGTTGATGCGTGTACCATGCGCGTTGGTCGCTTTCCCTCTATGCGTGACGGTGGCCCAACTTGGACAGGGGTAATATGTGATACTAATGCCCCTGAAGAAGATCATTGGTGGCCTATTATGTCTGGAGAGGTTCCAATACCAGATCACATTCCACGCGATCAGGCTAAGATGTTAGTCAAGCCTACCAACTGGAGTTTCTTTACGCAGCCCAATGGTATGGTTGAAATGCACGATGAGGATGGCGAAGTATCTGATTACAAGCCCAATCCAAATGCAGAAAACACTAAGAACATGATGAAGTCGTATTATCCTAATCTTATACAGGGTAAGACAAAAAGCTGGATTGATGTTTATGTAATGAATAGGCTAGGGTCTATTCAAGACGGAAAGCCGATATACCCAATGTTTGTTGCAGATACTCACGTTGCAAAAGAAGAAATACCAGTTGCCGCTGGCGCTCCGCTATACATTGGCTTGGACTTTGGCTTAACACCAGCCGCTACAATCGGGCAAAAGATAAGAGGACGTTGGTTTGTTCAATCTGAAATCGTTGCGTTTGACATGGGGATTGTTCGTTTCGCTGAAGTCCTCCGCGAAGAGATTGCTACACGATTCTCTATGTGTGGTGACGTTCTTATATATGGCGATCCGTCTGGTGACTTTCGGGCGCAAACGGACGAATCTACCCCTTTCCACATCCTTAGAGGTGCTGGCCTACGCGCATTTCCCGCACCGTCTAATTCCGTTGATCTCCGTTTGGAAGCGGTGGCTGCGCCGTTAAATAAAATGGTAGAAGGCAAACCAGCATTTCTTGTTGATCGTCGCTGCCCACAGTTGATTAAAGGCTTTGAGGGTGGGTATCAGTATCGCCGCATGGAGGTTAGCGGTGAAAGGTACGCAGATAAGCCAGATAAGAATATGTACAGCCACGTTCATGACGCATTGCAGTATATGATGCTTGGTGCTGGTGAGGGCAGAGCCTTGCTAAATAATCAACCGGCAGCTAGACCTGTGATAGCGAAACGTAACTTTGATGTATTTCAAAAGAAAAAGCCACAGAGAAGGCAGGGATTGTGGGCCAGAATGTAATTGTGCGTTGCATTTTTTTATTTTCTCTGCATATGCCAGAGTAAACAGGCAAAGGAGTAAACAATGTGCTTTGGAAGACGTAGCGGCCCTGATCCAGCAATAGCCGCAGAGCAAAAGAAACAAGAAGAAGAAGCAGCAGAGCAAAAGAAAATTGCTGACCGCGAAGCAGCAGAAGCAAAAGCCAAGGCAGCAGAAGAAAAAAGAGAAGCTGAAACTGCTCCTATGTCTCAGCCTTTGAACAGGGCAAAAGAAACAACCAAAACTGTTGCTCCAACGGCTCCCACACCAACTGCTGCGCCAAAGAAAAGCTTAATATCTGCGCCAAAGCCAGCGCCTATTGTAGATCCAATGGCAACGGCAGCAACTAAAGCTGTAGTCGCTGCAAGAACGCCAGAAGTGCCACAAGCTGAACCAGTAGAAGAAGCAAAACCAGTTAGCTTTGCACAAGCGCGTCAGGAAAGATTAAAGCGTCAGCAATCAATGCTTGGTCAAACAGGTCGCAGAGGTCGCCGCACTGGTACGCGTGGAAGACGCAGCTTGATTACTGGAATGGGCGGTGGCATTGGATACTACAATAGGTTTGCAAGATGATAACTGATCCCGTAGCGAAGAAATACTTAGAGCGCTATGAACGCGCAAAGTCTAAGCGCGAAAATTTCGTTCCTTTGTTTGAAGAGTGCTATGAGTATTCTCTTCCGCAGCGGGAGTCATTCTACCATGAAACTATTGGGCAGCGCAGAGATGATAAGATCTTTGATGAAACTGCCGTTGTAGGTGTGCAAGAGTTTGCATCACGCTTGCAGTCTGGCCTTGTGCCAAACTTTGCAAGGTGGGCAGATCTTACTGCTGGCTCTGAGGTTCCCAAAGAAGATCGTGAAGATATTAATAATGAGCTTGATGAAGTTACAGAATATGTTTTTGAAGTAATTCAAAACTCAAACTTTGCCCAAGAAGTCCATGAGTCATTCATGGATTTGGCAGTCGGGACTGGTGTTCTGGTTTGCGAAGAGGGGAATGCAGTACAACCAGTTTCTTTCTCAGCTATTCCTTTGCCTCATGTCATTCTGGATACTGGCCCCGACGATAAAATTGACCATGTTTATCGTGAGCGTAAAGCTATTCGGTTTGATCAGCTGCCTATTCTATATCCAAAAGCGCAGCTAAATCCTCAACTGCAATCAATGATGACTAACAGTGCAGATAAAACAACAACTGTGCTTGAGCTTATTTGTCGTGATTACTCTGTTAAAAATGAAGAAGCATACCTAAGCTATGCATTCTGCATGACAACCAACACAGTGATTTATACAAAAGCAATGAAGGGTATTGGTTCTAATCCTTTTATTTGCTTTCGATGGTCTAAGTGCGCTGGTGAAGTCTATGGCAGAGGCCCACTTATCAATGCACTTAGCGCGATTAAAACAACCAACCTTACAGTAGAACTCATTCTTGAGAATGCACAGATGGCAATATCTGGTGTGTACCAAATGGAGGATGATGGGGTAATTAATCCTGATACAATTAATTTGGTTCCGGGGTCGATTATACCAAAAGCTATGGGTTCTGCGGGGTTGCAGCCTATACAAGCCGCAGGGGATTTTAATGTCGCACAACTTATACTCTCGGACATGCGCCTCAATATCAAACGCGCATTATACAATGATATGCTGGGCAACCCAGATAGGACTCCAGCCTCCGCTACCGAGGTGGCAGAACGCATGGCAGATTTGTCTCGCCGCATTGGTTCTGCGTTTGGAAGGTTACAAGCCGAACTTGTTCAGCCGGTATTGCAAAGGGTTATTTATATACTCAAAAAACAGGGTCGCATTGAGGTTCCAACGGTCAACGGCAGAGAAGTTAAAGTAAAGTCTGTATCTCCACTGGCGCAAGCGCAAGCAAATCAAGACATTTCTTCGATTGCTCGCTTCTTAGAATTAGTTAATGGAACCTTTGGGCCAGAGATGGCAATGGTATTAATTAACTCAGAAGAGAC